AGGGTAGACAACGTATTATCTGGCATATCTTTCTCCTAATAATTTTAATTAACTTCTAGCATCCTTAGAGGCTGCACTTAATATTTCACTACTCTCGCCTACCGGATTCACTTGAGCACATACGTCTAATAACGGAGAAATTCCTGCTGGATCTACTGCGATAAAAGGGTCCATTAAAGTAGTATCTATATCTATTGTGAACGAGGTTGCGTCTACAACGACGATTTTACCCGTCTGCTGATGAGCACCTTGCATACCCTTTTTCTCTGGTATAACTAAACGTACAATCGATCCCGTCGAATACTCATGGTTAGTCGTAGTAGTCACCAACGCCGGATTAGCGTTGGTGATACTTGCGATATTTTTCCTAGCAGGCTTGAATTTAGGATTAGTTTCAACCCATGTGTTATATGGCATGTTATAGTCCTGTCATCTCTGCCGTTACAATTTGGCCACCCTCTTCCGTAAGGTCATCGATATCCACAAACTCTAAGCTCTGAAAACCGAATCTTCTTACGAATTGGCCTATCTTCATAACTGCTTTACCATTCTCATCCGTCATGTATTTATGAACTGGGTACTTGCCGTTTTTATTCAAGTGTTTAGCTACCCCTAGAGGCAGTGTATAAACTTGACCATCGACTAGATCATATCTTTCAACTTCGTCTTCTTTATAAGCTCTGTAGTTAAAACTTACTGATCCACCTGGAACTTCATAAAAACGAAAAATTCCCTTAACGGGTTCTCTGTCTTTATCGCGTTGATACTTAAGATTTACTTTAGGCTTCTTCTCGTTACGCGCCTCTTTAGTAGAAACATCTTTAGCTGTGTTTATTTTCTCTTCCATTACATCTCCTTAATTTTTCTCTCTTTTATGAGAGCGGGTTGATCAGCCCGCTCTCGACTCATATCAATAAGAATTACAAGTTAAAAGACTTGTAAGCTTTCCAGTAAATAACGTTACCGATTACACCAGCAGGTGATTGTGCACCAGCGGCTAATTGGATACCGATATATCCTTGGTTTTCTGTAGCATCTGCAAGTACGTTAGGAGCAACTGTAGAATCTTCTCCTACAGGCTTAACGACTGCGAAGTTACATGGAACCGCAGCTATTAATGGGAAGGTAAATGCTGTAAAGCCAGCTGTATTAATATTCACTGTAAATGTGCATGGGTGTACGCCAGCAGCAGTTACCGCAGTGATAACACCGGATAACCCGTCAAGTTCCACCATTCCACACTCAGCAGGAACACTAAATCTGACTACTTGCCCAACTGTATATCCATGATCGACAAGAGTTGTCACAACAGCTTGATCAGCTTGTGTGATGTTAGAAATCACTCTGTGTCTTGGGTAGAAGATTGGATCGTAGTAGATTCTGCGATATGTACCAGCAGCACCAGCGATAGCTCCCGGAGCCTGTTGAAGGGTATTAGCTAAACGGAAAGAGACGTTGTTTACAACGTTATCTACTGTAAAGTCTAAACCGTTCAAGTCGGTATGGGCTGTATTCTGGATTCTTACGATAGACCCAGTTCCCATGCCAAGAGTATTGGCTGTGTCATAAACAGGTTGTGTTGCGTTAGTACCAGCGGCAACTGCTATTGCAGCGCTAGGGGTTTGGACTGAAGAATCTACTAATGTAAATCCTCCAACACCAAGACCAGAAGCAGTACCAGCAAACCATGCGCCAACACCACCAGCTGCGTTATAACCTTCGAATAAACCTTCATTTGCAGCCATACCGCGATACCATGTATATTTAATGGCTGTGTTAACTGCTATACCAGCGTTAGCTGCTGTATAGTTAAACACTTCCAATACGTCTACATCTGAGCGCAGAACCAATGTCTCTGCGTTACCGGTAGCTGTAAAATTTCCACTTTGTATTAATGAACTCATATTAATTCCTTTCGTTAGTTAAATGTCTTAGATTGTGCAACGGAGATTAATAACCCAGAGATCGTTTGTGATTCTAGGAACTTCTGCGAACTTATAACCAACGGAAGAATTCAATGCTAGAGGTCCATCATATATTGGTGGACGATAGATGAACTGTGCGGAATACCCGTCCTGCTCGATACATGCATATGCTTCCATACCTACGCAGAAAATGTTATACACATTAGCGCCAAGGTTAGAGGCATTTGCTGTTACTGAACCGATTGAGCTCACGAGGAAACGAAGGTTTCCAATTGAACCCCACTCAGATCTTAGAGCATTCATAGGTGATGGATATTGGTTTTTATGGATAAATCCGTTAACACCATCTAGAGAACCAGTCAATCTGGTCGAGCCTAGGGCAAAGTACGCATCACGAACTGGCGCAGTACCGAACTTATTTTCACCTTCGATATTGTCCATAATTGTATATGCGTTATTATCCAATAAAGTTCTAACTACTGTATCGACGTCTACACGCGTGATTTCTGTTGGGTTATCACCGTTTACTCCGTTTACACAGTTAATGAAACCTGCTGTAGCGGCCAACATATCACGTGTTAATTGATCTTCTGTTTGACGCAACGATACACCAAGACGTGCAGCTGCTTCGTTCAAGCAATCTGTTACTTTTGTGACCTATTTCTAGGCGGGGCAACCTCTTCGGATCACCCTCTCATAATTTCTTATGAGATCAGACTATCGCATACGCTTTCGCGTCCCCAGGATTTAGTCGTTCAGAGTGACAATTGATATATTTATGGTACGCTATACCAATAATAAGAAAGGCATACCTATGTGGACAGAAAAGCAACTTAGCTATTTGGCTGGCATTCTTGATGGTGAAGGCAGTATAGGAATAGAACATCTTTCTCCATATAAAAGTAGAAAGAAAGATTATTATGTCTGCCGACTTACAGTTGTTAACACCAGTCTTAAATTGATGAATTGGCTTAAAGATACCTTCGGCGGACAATTTGATATGCGCAAACTTGTAACAGGCAGAAAACCTTGTTACAGATGGCATATATTTGGTGATTCTCTCGAAAATATCATTATAGCTGTTGAACCTTACCTTATGCTTAAACGTCAACAAGCCCAAATTATTCTTCAATATAGGCAAACGATAAACCATTCTAATCGACTGATTTCTGATGAAATTCTTGCCGCCAGAAAGCATCTTTGGCTTGCCTGTAAAGATCTTAATAAAGTTGGCCTTTAATATCACTTGTCTTCTCCCTTGTTACCCTCGACTTAACGTTAGGGCCTCCAAGTCAATTACCCAGGGTTTTAATCCCGCTGAACTATCGACGGGATCTTGACTTTGTAACGTCACTTGCTCATTGAGCTGGACATAGGTCATTCTTACAAAGTCAATCATACGGCACCTAAGCTATACCGTAAAAGCTCATTCTTGCATCGATATCAACAGCTGTTAATTGCTGTGATGGAGGCGTTACGCCTGTGTTTCCAAGAGGTACCATTGCGGTAGCTAAAGGATTATAGCGACGCATTCTTAGAGTTGTACCGCCATTTCTTGGCATTTGCTTCAACATGGCTGGTATTTTATGAATCATATTAGGCACTGGCACCGACAAGAGTTTATAACTAAAACTCTGTTGTACAGGTGCTGGAAGTGTCGTTGTAGTTGTTATAGGCATGTTATTTTTCCTTAAACAATATAGTCATAGATATGTCGCGAATATGTCATGAATATGTCATGAATATGTCGCACTATACGGCTTAAGTCGGACGAGAACTTAAAGATTTAAACGTCCATCGTGGATAAGCGTGACGAGTGCTTAAAGAATTTAAACGTCTTGGGTTGGGGGAGCGGCACCCAGTTTTAACGCTCATTTTTATTATATTAGTGGCATGAAGGTGAAAACAAGAAAAAAAATACTCCCCTAGTGTAGTCTCTAGGGGAGCCATAAGGGAATAAAGGAGAAATGAAATTTTAGTTCCCCTACGGAGAAAAGAGAAAGGAGAGGAAACCGTAGGGGAGAATAGAGTTAGCCTATCTCGCTTTTATAGCGTCCATCATCTCTTTATGTAATTTATCTTTTAATTCCTGAGTTAATCCATTGGCGAACATATCTGCTTGAGAAAGTGGTGTCCCCGCGCCTGATACAGCTGCTGTAGGCTTAGGTTTGGAAGCATTTTTCTGAACCCTTTCTCTCTCATTAGCATAATTATCTTCCGTGTATATACCTAGATCTTTTATAGCCTGATACGCAGCAGCGGCTTTACTGTAAAGATCAGGGGAAGATTTAATAGTTCTCTCTAGGTGGGGATATTTTGACGCCAGCGCACTCATCGTAGCCTCGTTGACTACTTTATCGATATCGGGAAAATCTACCTTTATACTCGAAATTATAGCGCTTTCCTCAGACTTCTGTTGCAACTCTAAGCGGCGTCTCTCAGACTCAGCTATTTTATTCTCTAATTCTTTAATTTTACGACCGACTTTAGTTAAGTGCTTACCTTCGGCTATCTCATCGTCCCTAAGATTAAAATTAAGATCTTCTTCTGGGGTAACTGGCTTATTTCTAGCCTCAAGCTCAGCTAGCTTCTGCTCCATACGCTCGCGCTCGCGGCGTTCCTGCTCTAGCTTCTCTCTAAGCATTCTGAAATTTTTATGATCTTCTTGTGGGGGTTTAACCTGGGGTTGATTCTGGGCCTGGCCGGACCCTAGTGTCTCAGCTGAATCCGCTTCTACAGCTGGTTGAACATTTTCCGTAGTATCTAAAACTTTTTCTAAATTGGCAGCATCCTGCACTACTTCATTATCTAACATTTACTCTCCTTAGTTAGTTTTCTACTTCAATACTCTCGTACTTTTCTCCATTTAGCGTCTTAGCTAATTTAAATAGCTTGCCGCTGGCGAAATCTTGAACGAAGCCCAGTAACTGTAACTCTTCTTGAGGAATCTGCGACGTATTCGCCCTTAAAAGTAGACATGTTTCTTTGTCTGGAATCACCCACACAAACGATAATTCCTCTTTTTTAGCGTCATAATGATAAAGGGCCTGATCATAGTCAGGCGTAGGGCATGAAACACGCGCGAAAAAGTAATTTCTTAGGACGTTAGTAATAAGACGTTCTTTCTTCGTAATTACAACCACATAAAAATTGCCAACCATCTTATTTTTATTGTCGTTGACGCATTTTATTAACTCGTCGTAATACTCTGAAAGCTGTTCTCTGGTTTGATCAATTACAGTCTGGTCGCTAGACTCAGCCTTCTCCAGTAGTTTGGCAGCAACTTCTCCTACAGTTGGCTTGACACTTAGTGTCTTCACCACAGGGTTTCTTTTTTCTTCTTCCACTCTCTCTCCAAATCTCTTTAATTTTCATTACTAAAATATATAAGATCGCTAGCATTTAACCCTTTTTCTTCTTTTTTTTAGATAAACCTGCTTCTGACATGGCAATCGCGATCGCTTGTTTACGACTCTTCACTCTAGGACCCTTTTTACTTCCACTGTGCAATTTTCCAGCGGAGTACTCCCTTAAAACCTTAGCCACCTTAGATTGCGCTTTTGATTTTTTTGCCATATATTTTCACTTTCTTAGTTAAAGCTTTTTCTAAATTCCAATTTAACTCTAATCTTCTTCTTAAAGTGCCCCAATTAATATCATACTCATTAGCCCATTCTGTTAAACATTGAGTTTTTCCATTATAAGTTATTAATCTGTTATTTCGCCTATTTAAACCCTGTTGCTTGGGTGTAATCCATCTGCAATTCTCTTTGCAATAATTTCCCTCAGGATTAATTCTATCTAATGTCTTTCCTAATGGCCTTTCTCCCATATCTTTATAAAAATTTAAAAACGAATTTCGCCATTCTTCGCAAACTTCAATTCCTCTGCCACCATATCTTTTATAATGTGCAACTCTTTTATCGTAACATCGTTCTATCATTGCGCTCCATGAGCCATAAGCGCCACTAGTCGATAATCCTTTTTGTGTCGCAGATAAACATCCACATGATTTTGTATATCCACTTCTTAATTTATTACCACTAATAATAGCTTTATTACCACAAGCACACTTACAATTCCAATAATATTCTTTTTTTTTATAAGCAATATTCCTTACGGTTAATTTTCCGAATATTTTATTAGAAATATCGTTATATTTACCAATTTTCTTATTAGAATTTTCTTTAGCACGGCATGATCTACATAATCGACCACACCCATCAGCACGTACTATTCTTTCTCTTAAACAGATAGGGCATTTCAAAGAAATCATTTTACGGTATTGCATAGTAATCCTTCCTTTATGAAGTTTACCATGCTTAATATTGTTTCACTATCTCTTTCTCCAAATAAAGGGCGCCAGGCAGCCAGCGCCCCCGCATTTTATGAAAAAAAGTCTATTTTACCCTAGAAGACTCTTCGTACGCCAATCGTTCATCGACTTGCGCACTTTTCAACTTCTTTTTCTTCTTAGGCTGATTAATCATAGGTCCCATGACCTGTTCCTTAATCTTAGTGGCCTTTCCTTTAGGCCTTACACCTGCTGGCATGTGTAATCCTTCAGGTTAGATCTTCTTAGGAACGTTATGAGCGCGTCTCTTGCTATTATCAGCACTCTTCTGAGTATCAATACCTTTTATGGTATCGTCCAGATTCTCTGGCATATAGCTATCGTCTTTAGGATATGGCTTCATGACAACCTCTGTAGGCATACCTGCATGTGCACCATTTCCATTTGGAACCATAGAAGCGTCTTTACGCTCTTGTGCTCTTACGCTATCCATATCTTCATAACTACCGTGATATCTTGCCATTGCTGGCCCTTTCATAGAAACTACAGACCTAAATCAAGACACTTAGTGTCAACCCGTGACATTTTGTCACGACCTGAAATAGCTGCAAGGTTAATAAAACCACCCTTCGGGTGTACCCCTATCTATTCCGATAGGTCTCGACCTAATAGGTCTTTCAAGCATTCATAAAGTAGAATACCTGTCAGAGTTAGCTCTTGTAGAGTCTTCTGCTCTATGGAATGCATTAAATCTTTATTCGCAGCCCTTTTTCTTTTTACCTTTTTCATATCCCTTACGGAACTGCTCTTTTCTGTCCTTATCGTGGAACTTCTCATGTTTACGTTCCATCTTCTCTTCGTCGCGATCGTGCTTACGTTCCACTTTCTCGTAGCTATTTTTCTTCATTTACTACTTCCTCGGTAAAATTAAACTCATCCCCTAATACTTCATCTAAAAAAGCTATCACACATCCAGCGCGTTCTTGCGTTACTGTCTGCTTATTATCCAGTCGCGTAGCACTCGTGGTTGTGTAATCCATTAAAATTATACCCATATATACAGGTAACGCAGAAACAATAAAAAATTTAATTACTCCGTATTTCATACTATTGCTCTTTCTTTTCTAATAACTCAATTATTCTATCTCTCTTGATTTTCTAGATTGTGCGTCCTACGACACTTCTTACAATAATAATTAACTACAATAACCCCTTCAGGGACATCTTTATAAGCGTTCTTAATTAATTCATCCCTATCTCCACATTCATCACAAGCTAATGTACGACAACCTAAAATAAAATGTGTACGTTTACACGTAGAGCATACATAAATATCGTTAAATGGCTCTTCGCCAGGGGGACACATTTCAGTTGTAAGATTTGTACACCAATTACAATTGTCACAATATTCATTTGATCCCATTATTACCTTTCAATTTTCACACAGCATATTATTGCCTCAGTAATTGTCTTCTAACTTCTCCTAATCCACATCTAATATGAAGATCATTGAAGTTTTTACATTCAGTTTTATCGACTAAATCCTCATGCAACCCATCGGGAAGAGTAAGATCTTTTTCTATCGCTAAATCTCTTATATGCTCTAATGATAACCATCTCCACACTTTATCCGCACTATAGGTATATGGATGCATCACGCAATACCACTTATTATCGGATTCTCTATAAAAAGCTACATCCACAAATCCTTTGTAACTTCCATCAATACCGATAAGGCATGCTATTTCTCCCTTAGGGAGTTCCTTGGCAGGATTTTTCCATTGAATAGAAACCATGTCTAGTCCATTTCGAAGTGGCAAGCGTCGCCGTTAGACCAACGACCACCCCACTCATTAAAAGGGTTTAACTTCTCCCAATACTCACCGAACTGCTTGTAGTCCTTTACGTCGTGAAGATATTCATCTGTTGGGCTAAAAAGATTTATATCCACAGCCAGTCTAGAGCAATGGTTAGAATTTACTATACCCTTACCAGTAGCAGCATATAATCTAGCTTGTGCACTGGTTCTAAAGACCTCTCCCAGAGTGCATTTATAACCCTTTGAGTAAATATACTCAATTAACTGAGCAATATTCCGTGTAAAAACGCACTGATGTTGATAAATATGATCTAAACGCATTGGTCGTGCGTCTACCTTGATGATAGACGCACTTACCACAAGCAAGAACAGGAGAGTCCTACATGAACAAGACATTTTTATATTTACGATATTTATACCCCCAACAGGACTCGAACCTGTGATATTGCCGTGAAAGGGCAATGACTTGACCTCTTGTCTATGGGGGCTTATTTTACTTAGCTTCAGCCTTAGCTTCTCGAGCACTTGCAGCCTCCTGACCTTTAATCATCTGCATTAAACCGACCAGCTTCTCGATGTGCGCGAAGTCTGCTGATTCCATCTCCTTAAGAGCTTTAGCCATATCCAATAAAGCCATATTTTCATCTTTAACAGCTGCTGCTTTACGTTCTTGAGCCAATGCCTGGTTCTCTTGGATTCTAGATAAACGCTCCATACCAAGACCAGCATCTGCCGTAGCTCTAGCACGCGAAAGCTCGGCTCTAGCCTGCATCTCTTGCATGGCAACTTCTTGTTGCTGTTGTGCGGCTTGGGCCTGTTGTTCCTGGATCTTCTGGATAGACTCAATAATCTTAGATTTATTCTGTAAAGTAGCGGCATCGATAATTACATC